TCCAGTATTCTGGGTCTGCTTGTTCAAGACTTTCAATCTCCTTCTTTAGTGCATCTGGTAAATGGGGATTGTCCTTATAGGTTGTAATAATCAAACCGCAGTCGTCTCGGGTTAATACCTGATCATATATCCAATGCTCAAAGTCTGAGGGGTTGTAATCAATTATGACCTTTCCCGTTGTCCTTAATAGTAACTGCCTCCAGTCTTCAAGGTCAATCTCGTTGGCCTCATTCACAAAAAGGATATCTCGTTTCCTTCCTCTTATCTTTTGGGCATCGTCCACCGAAAAGAATTCAATTAGGTTTTTATTTAGCAGGTAGGTGTTTTCTGACTTGTTATGGTCCGACTCGTTATAGTACCCGATTGAGTTAAGTATCTCTATAAAGTCCCTCATTGCTGAAGACTTCAAAGCAGGAAGTGTTTTCCTAACTATTGAGATGGTCATACCCTGATGCTTCAGACATAATCTGATTAGCCATTGTAAGGCTGAGTAGGTCTTACCTGAACGAGTACCACCCTGAAGTGCTATTATCCTTTTGTCCTTTACTGCCTTCTCTAAAAAAACAAAGTTAGGATTGAACATTACTCAATCGGTTTGGTCAACCACTCTGGTAATTTATTGACGTTTATGTTCTGCTCAGTCTGAACCTTCTCGGTAAGGCCGTTTAGTCGTTGGGTTATACTTGGGTTATAGACTCCAGCTAAGCCACCTTGTATTTGGTCATCACGAACAATTCGCTTTATATAAGAGCAGATAGTGGAGAAATCGGTGTATTTGTCATTCTTATTACAGAAGTAATCCCCTAAATCATTTATTATACCTTCCTTAAAACAATAGACTTCAAACCCATCTATCGTTAATGCTCTCTCTCTTTCTTCATATACCGATTTGCCATCCTTTCCCACAAATGTATGTTTTAGGATTGGATTAGCTTTTGTCTCCTCTCTGTACTTTTCAAAAAGCTCTAACATCATTTCAGGGCTTTCTATTGCTTTTGGTCTACCTATTTTTGACATGATTAAATAACTCCTTTCTTAATTCGTTTATCTTTAATATATTAAAATTGACAAATATTTCTTCATATAGGGCTTCGCCTAAGTCTTCTCTAAGGTCTTTGCTGTCAATTAACCTCTTTATGTTTTTAAACCAAGTGTTCTTTTTAGCAGTTAAGCAGTTTATCCCATGTTTAGCTATATTAGTGTATGGGTATTGGTCAGAAACTACTACAGGAAGTCTTTTTGCCCCCATCTCCATCATTTTAAGTTCTGACTTGCATCGGTTAAACTCGGTATCTTTTAAAGGAATTAAACCAACATCCATTAAGTCGTAAGCACTTGCATAAGTGTAAACATCCATCCCATTTATTCTGCAATACTGGTCCTCTGCTATTCTGTAACCTGAAGTAAATATTTTTTGGTATTCTTCCCAAACTTGCTGCCCTTCTGTATAACCGCTCAAAACTACCCTATATTTTTTACTTGTGTCAGGATTAGAATTTAACTGCATAAAAGTATCGGTCAATAACATGACATCATGAAAGTGTGTTACGCTACCGCTCCAACCAATATGCACCTTATCCGTTTTTAGGTCCTTTACTTTCTGGTCAGGTTTGAACTGTTGTTGGTTAAAATCAATAGCGTTCGGTATAACAAACACATTTGGGTTATATTGTTTAACTTTTTGAGCTAAGTATTCAGTAGGTACAGTTACGGCATCCGCCATTTTTAAGTTATAAACTATTTGCTCAGCAGTCTTATTGGCTACCCAATCTCTTTTCATTAAGTGGTCGTGAGGCAATTGCCAGTCATCGTCTCGGTCAATTATTACAGGAATACCTAATCTTTTAAGTTGTGACCAGAGTACTTCTTGTTGACCTAACTTACTAACTACTGAGCTTGTGTAGATTAAATCAAATTGTTGAAAAAAAGAATCTGGTTGGTGGTCTATCATTTCAACTGAGGTAACTTCGTATCCTTCCCCTAAATTATCAAAGGGCATTAAGAGTCGGTGGTATTCAACTCCTGTTATTGGTTTTGGTATAATTACAAGTATTTTCATAGTAGTTTTAAAATTTCTGAATTTTTGGTTTGTTCGTGTAGTAATAATCTATGTTTAAGTTGGTTCTCTCTTATCTTATCTAAGTCGTATTCTTCGCCAAATACAGCCATGTTGTAATTAGGGATTAGAATATCTTGGTAACCATAGTCGTAAGTTCCTCTGTCCATAATTATTGGAACTCCGTAACTTATAGCTTTAATAACTGCGTTACATAAATACCCGCACCTTTTAACATGGAATAAAGCCTTCATCCCTTCCTTGAACAATTCGTGGTCGTTTGCCTCTCCTAAGTCGTTTCCTTGTCCATAAACTAAAGCTCCTAAGTTCATAGCTGAATGATAGCCTTGTTCATCTCTTTGTCTATAAAAGTGAATAATTGAAATTAATTTGTCATTAACTGGAGCAGGTTCGTAAACTTTAACTAATGGATGCAAAATTACTCCTTCTCCCATCCAATGCTTTTTATGTTCAGAGTTTTTTAATATAGCTCTTGAATACCCCATTTGATAGTATTGGTTTAAATGTACTGTATGAAGACAAAAAACAATAATGCAGTCTTTTCTTCTATCATGTGGTATTTGTCCTGCAAAGTTCCCATCATGTACAAATAATAAATCAAATTCAGTCGGTGGAGTATTACCTAAATATCTTTCACACTCTAACCCTGCTAAGTTTAAATAGTTATTAACTCTTTCAAATTCGTCATAATGAGCATCCCAATAAACTATTTTCATTTTTCTGCTACTATTTGTTCATGACCTACTTTGAACCTCTCAACTGAAATCGGAATAAATCCAGCCTCTACTAACATATGCTTCATGTGGTTAATATCATAAACCCAAATGTGTTCTATTTCATGAAACATTCTCTCCTCCATTTGCCCATCCTCAAGAATCATTGGAGCTTGAATTATTAACCTTCCACCATTAACTAAAAGTCTATGGCACTCCTCTAAGAATCCTTTTCCATCCTCAATATGTTCTATGACATCTAATGCGATTATGTTTGAGAATTGCTCACTTTCCCAATTCCCCGTAACTTCAGGAAAAAATCCGAAATGTAAGTCTGAATCTTTGGCAAGTCCTTGAATGTCGTTCTTATATCTTTCGTCAATCTCAATGCCAGTACATTTAAACTCTGAGCTTAAATCTCCTAAAAGGATACCGGGTGCGCAGGCTATCTCAAGTACTTTTTTAGGTTCAATCTTAGTCAAAGCATTTTTAACAAGTACATTCTTTTCTACTACGTTACCAACTTGCTGATGAATAGTTGAATGATTCATGTTTGGTGACCAATAGTCGTTAAAGTAAATGTCTTCAGGTTTGTGGAAGTGGTTACTTTTGTAGCTTCCGTTTTCTAATTGTGTATAGTGACTTTTCATATTAAATTATTTAATGCGTGTTTAAATCCGTTCTGGTTATATACATCGTAAAAGTCTCCACCAGCAGGAATGACATTCGGACATCCGAAATAAACCTCTAAGATTCGCTCGGTTTGTAACTGCTCAGCTATCGCAAAACACATTGATTGATTACCAATGAACACCTTTGATGCTGAGATATAGTCTTTTAGTTCGTTGAAGTCGATTACTTTTAAGTATTCAAGTCTTGGCAAGGTCTTTTTCATTACTTCAAATTCATCCTTAGTTCCTGCAAATAATTGTTTTAAGTCGTAATCATTTAAGATTGAATAATCTATCTGTCCGTTCTGGTAGCGGTTAGTTCTATTTATTAGTAAAAAATCCTCTTTAGGTTTTTCTGAAGTAAAGATAGGACCTTCAATGTCAAATGTAAACTCAGGGTAAGCGTAGTAGTACCATTTCTTGATGTCTCCACCTCCTAAATTTAAACCAATATTTCTGAACTTATCTAAGTCATAGTCAATCTTCTGTCCATTGTAAACCATAACATCAGCAATAAACTCACAACTAAGCAGTAAAGGTCTTAACATCTTAAACATATACTCATTTAGCATTACGTTCCCAAGTGGATGTGCTACCATCATGTGTTTTAAAGGCTGGTCTAAGTGTAAATAAACTACTGCTTGAGTGTCTCTTTCCTCACAAGCTTTCCTAATTGCATTTAGTGAGTAAATAATATCGCCAGTATTACCGCTATGTTTAAACTTTAGCATTTCTTTTTCTTTTAGGTTGTACTGGAACGAAATTATCAAACTGAATGAACACTCTTGTAATTAATTCCTGAACACAACTTTGGCAACCTAAGTTTCTCGGAGGTTCGCCATACATTTTAGACCATGCTTCCTGCACAATTTTAAAATCAATATTGGTAAAAATAGAATGGTGTTCAGTTTTGTAGACTTCCCATTTATGTTTTAACGGAAGTAGTATTTCATAAATTTCTTGGTTCATTGCGTTATTTTTTTAAAGATAATAGAAGATATCACCGCACTAAAACAAGCGTAACCGAACGCATATAAAGTGGGTTCTTTGATTAGAAAAGTAATTAATCCAATCCAAAACGAAAGACAGTAGCCACAACTCAAAGGCTTTTTAGGGTAAGTGTTAAATTTCTTCCTCCAGAAATCGATTATTGTCTGGCTCAGTACAAATCCGACCGAACCAATCAAAATGCAGGTTATTAAATTGTTCATTGTGTTTTGTTTTTAAATAGTTTATAGTTTGTAAAATTGAATGCCTGACTGCTCCGTATTTAATGTCTACCAAGTTGCTTATTTTTCTGAAGTCTCCGAATTGTATATAAAGTTTAAACAGTTCTCGGTCGTATTCATCAAGTTCACTTATTGAGTTTTCAATGTCCTGAGTAAATTTCTCATTCTCAATCTCAAAATCACTACTCTCAAAATCGCTTTCCGTTTTAATTTTTTCAAAGTTGTTGGTGTTATTTTCAAAATGTTTGTATTTCTTGGCAAATGGTGAGGTATAAGAGACATAAGAGTTGCTAACTATCTTGTAAAAAAGGTAAGTAAGGTAGTTGTTTTTGTGCGCATCAAGTATCTTTTGTTCGTCTAAGTCGTAAAGAGTTAATATACATTCATGCAAAAGGTCGTCGGTGTAGTAATGGTGCGAGATTTTTTTACAAATCTGCATAGGATTTGGCGAATTATAAAACTGAAGTATTATCTCTTTCTTATTCATTATAAATGCCTATAGTCTTATTACCCAAGTTCCTAAGATAAATCCGATGGCTGGTCTTCAACTCGTTTTCTTTCTTGTACTCCTGCACTATTTTAAGAAAGTCTTTAGCATTTAGAATACATTGTTTGATGTCTTCTATGTCTAACTTTATGGTTCTGTACTCCTCAGGTAACTTTGTAACTATACTAATCCATCCTTCGCCAAATTCCCTAATTAGACCCTGAGTAAACCCAATCGGATTGCCTGACTTGTAAAGATTGTCTGCTACTGACTGCGAATAGATATTATGAAGATTGAATCTTAAATTAGGATAAGCTCCTACTGAGTAATAGTGTCCAGCTTGATCGTTTGTTTTATAGCTTCTGCCTGAACTAATGCAGTTAAATCCAGCATCAATTTCTCGCACTATCTTATTAACTATTATTTGCAGTTCTTTTCTATAACTACTAATTGTTTTTGCTGCCTCTCTTAGTTCTTTTTTAATCTTAGTCTTTTCTTTTTTCTCATTCTTAGCTTTATTTTTTTCGGCTAAAAAGATAGCACATGCAGGAGAGCAAACTTGCTGAAGTGGTTTCTTAAGTTCAAACTTAACCTTGCAGATTTTACAAGTCTTTAGTTTCATTAGAACGGCAAATCGTTTGAGGTTATACCAGTCTTTTTTAAGTTCTTTGCAGTACCAATAAACTTACGAGGTTGCTTTGCTTCCCTTTCTTCTTTGCTTTGGTTTACATAAGCAGTTAAATCGTTTCCGAATTGGTCAGGTTCTTTTCTGTCAGTTACGCAGATTGAAAGGTACTTCTTTCCGTTTTTAGAAGTAAAGATTTTTTCTTGAGGAATGTCGCTAAGACAAAGATTGATGTTGATTAACATATGGGTCGTAAATAATTAGTTTTTTGTTTCTATGAAAAGTTAAAGTAAATACATCTAATCCTCTTTTACTAACTCCTTCTTCAAAGTAAAAGATGCAATAATTTCCATTATGGTCTATGTCATCTACATAAAAGAATCTTGCTTCATCTTCTAAGTAAATAAAGCAATCAGGTTCAACCTTGTTTGCTGCCATTAAAGTAGTTTCTAATCTCATTGTAAGTAGTTTTTAATTGTTATTCAAATTTAATTTATAATATCTGTTTGCATGTATAAGTTATTCTTTAGTTTTTCACAATTCAAGCATATTTATTTTAGTTGCTAAATCGTAGTTCTGTTGCTCCAGCTCTAATATCTTAGCCTTAGCTTCATCAAGTTTAGTTAGCGCGTACATTTCGGCAGTCAGCATCTGAGTAATTGTGTCGTGAACTTTGTACAATAGTTTCAACTGGTCAAGTTTAGCGTTCCTTAATCTCTCATCAGGTATTTTGGAAATCTTGTTCTCTGAATCATTCAAAAAGTTTTCTAAGTCTATTACTGCTTGAATCCTTTGTGGTCTCCTTCCTATTCTTCTTTCTATGTCAGCCATTGCGTGGTTGGTTAAAGTGAAATTAAATTGTCTGTCTTGTTGAGCTTTGTAATACTCGTAGCGTTCTAAGTGGTTCATATTATTTACCATTTAATTTGTGTTCTAATCTATGACAAATTCCGCAAAGTGTTATTCCATTGTTTACATCGTATCTTAGTTCTGGGTGGTCTTTAAAACTTTTAATATGATGAGCGTGTAAGTCATAAACACTACTACATTTCATACATTTACCATCCCTAATTTTTACCATTGAAGACCATGCAACCTGATTAAATCCTCTTTGTTTCTTTGAACTCTTTGGTGTAATACTTTTTTTATTTACTTGTTTAAGTACTACTGTTTTAGGTTTATATCCAAACCACCTGTTTATTTCATTAACAATATAATCAAGCAAATGTGATGTTGATGTCATATCAATACCGATTAAAGATATATATGTTTCATCAGATGGGTCTAATACAAAAAAATCTATTTCACCTTCTTTATATTCTGGTTCATCATTATTAATATTATAATTTTCATTTCTTATAAAGTGTCCATTTTTTTCTAAAATTTCATCTGATTCATAATAATTATCAAAATTTAATAAATGAGCAAATTTTGTAGGTGTAGCAAAAACATACTTTTCAGTTTCATTAATGCTCTCAATAGTAATTAACATTCCTTTGTATTCATATTGTTCAAATACATCAGGTGTAAAATATCTAATTCCGTTTTTAATTTCAATCATAGTTAAAATGGTGTTTTTATTTCAAGTCCGTTAAATGGTGTTTTTAAGTAGTTTCTTTCGCCTAAATTTTCGTAGTAAGCATTCCTGAATACATCAAAGGTTAGCTTAGCCGTTCCCTTTTCGCCTTCAGCTCTCTTTTTTATCTTTCTAATTATTATCTGAGCCTCGCTGGATTGCCTCCACCCTTCGCCATGTTCTTCGTAATCCCTATGAACACAAATTAAATTAAGAGCCTTAGCATACCAAACCGAACCGCCTTCTATTTCGTCTGGTCTTGGCGCAGGTGGGTACTTATCCCCGCCTCGCATATCAGGGTTTCTTGCATGGGCTACTATAAAGTTGTGAGTATTATTCTTTCTTGCGTGTCTGTTTACTCTTGGAAGTTGTTGTTTAAGGTATTCGCTAATCGTGTTGGTGTATTTGTGTTCAATGTCGTTCCAGTTGTCTACTGAACTACTGAATATCCCATAGTCACGAATAGCCTCATCAGTTAAATTTAACCATTCGTCAAAGTCTAATCCTTTCTCGTCAACATCAATAACTTTAAAGTAGTCCTGAACAAATGGGTAAACTGTATAAAGTTCTTTTTCGCTGATTTGATAGTTAATTGAGCGTTTGTCAAAGGTCTTTCCAGTTAAGCAATGTATTATTTCTGCGTAAATTTCGTAAGCTGAACCAGTCTCAGGAGTGTAAATCAAGCACTTTTTATTGTGTTTAGTAGCTAATGCGCAAAGAGTTTGAATAAGAAACTGACTTTTACCGCTGGTTGGATGTCCGTAAATGATAGTTGAGCGACCTTCTTTTATTGAGTATAGCTTATCTAAGTTACTAAAACCGATTTTTAACCCTGCATTCTGTCCGTATTTGTGTAAGTGCATGAGTTGCTCTTGTATGTCGTTAGCTTGTATAATCTTTCCCATAGTTACCAAATTACTTTTGAAGGGTCAAACGGTCTCGGAGCATTTTTGAGTACAGGCTTTTCAACTCTAAGAATCCAATTAGCTACTGCATGAGTTACTGATTTCATTTTGTTTTTGCCTACCATCCAATTATTTGATGAGTAGTAGTTAAAGAATTTCTCAGCCTCTTTTAAAGCAAAGTCTTTAGTCCATTCTGTATCAGTCTTAGAAATAAAAATAGATTGGATATTCTCTATACTATTATTTATTACATTAACATTTACATTTACATTATCAGCTACATTTGCTACAGTTTGCTTAGCATCCGTAGCATTTGCTATGTTTTGCTTCGGTTTGCTTCGTTTTGCTTTAGAATGCCCACCAATACTACCAGCTACGGCTCTTTTACTCCTAATTTCATCCCACTTTTGTAGGTCTCTTTTTAATTGTTGTTTGATTGGTTCAAAGGCAATATTAACAAACATATCATCACTAATTGGATTTTTATCATTGACATAATCCAATATATGTTTGAACAATTTTCCTGCCTTAGAATCATCTAAAATTGATACTGTATGAATTATATCAGCATACAATACGAATGACTTTTTATTCTCTGCCATAAAATATAAAAGCCGACCAACTAAAGACTTCGCATGGGTGCAAATGATACCCAGTCTTTAATCAATCGGCAATATTTTAGTATTTGAAACATTTGCTTTGTGGCTGCGAAACCGATACAATTATAAGTAGTTAATTACCTATGCAATAACTTAGTTTTGCACATTGTAAAACTTAGCTAATTCTCTACTTCTCTTATTCGGTTTAAGCTGGTATTCCATTAGCTTTCCGTTAGTGCCGAACTTGGTTTTAAAGTGCTTAACCTCTCCGGTTATGTTACATCCAAGTTCTCGGAATTCACTTACTCGTGTAGATAGTTTCATTGATCCAGTTAGTTTGAATGCAGTAAGTAGGTCAAGTTTTTGTCCTGAGTTTAATAAGCTGAACATTGCAGCTTTTTGTGATTTTGGTTTCATATTATCAAAAGTTGTTTATTTTGTAAGTTTTGCTAATTTCATAGGGATTGATTACCTCCGTAATTTTCATTGTAGTATAGTTCTGCACTTTTGTTTTCTCCATTTTCAAAAGCATCCATTATTTGTTTTTTCTCCATTTCTTTGGCTTGTTCAACTGTATAATCATATCCTTCAAGATTTAGTTCTTTAACTAACCATTCTACTGCTGTTTGTTTAGTCATTGTTTACCTCC